AGTCAATCTAGACTTTTGTGCAATCTTGATTGCTTTCTTTAGGATAGCCGGTTTAATTTCCATTTCTTCTGCAATGGCTTTAACAGTATCATTAAGGCCAGCATTAAGATCTTCAATCTCTTGTAGTACAGTCATACCTTCGTTGATGATTTGTGTGAGTTTGGCTTTTTGTTCGCCGCTAAACATACGTGCTGACATTTGGATCTCCTTGTTAATTGATTTATTATACACTACTTATTTTGATATTGCAAGAGGTTTTTGGAATTATTGCTCACTTTAAAAACGCATTCCGGGGCACGACTCCCATACGTTCTAGCCCAGCAGCCGGGCACACCTGAAGTAACGCATAACGTCCTAAGGTAGGTGTTCTTATTTTTTCTTACCAGATTTCATATTGGCACACCAATGGTACATTCGGGCACGTTCGCCTGAAGCATTTTTGGCTTTACTACGTAAGTCAGTAACTGAACCTGCACAGCTGGCGCCAGCACGTTTGACACGACCCGGACGACTTTTGCCTTTGACTTGACCGTTGGCAAAGTTTTCATCGATTTTCTTCAAATAGATTTTTTCCAAGGCACGAATTGTCTCATTGGTATTGGCATCTGTGTGTTTAATACCAATGCCGCCAGCTTCGCGCCAGGCATTGATGTATGAACCAAAATCATCTACTAGCACATTGGGTTGTCCATTTGTTTTTGCATATTTAAATTTGGAAGAAGTAAATATTGCCGAATCACTTGATCCGGGCACATAATGATCTAGCCATGTGCGCTTGCCGCGTATGCTGGCTTCGTGATTGTCGCGTAAAGGTGCAGATAAAACTGTAAACGGAATGTTGTGTTGTGTACACCAGTTGACAATGGCCTGACCGCCTGACAATTGTGGCAAGTTGGAAAAAAACTTTTCAACAAATTCAGGACCCTGTTGGCTCATGCGTGTGATTGATTCGTCGCTGTTGGGAATGTCCTTGTAGTGATTTACTTGTTCCCATTTGGCCCATGAATCAAAAAAATCTGCTTGTACTCCGTCCATGTCCAAGAATAAATGAGGCAATTGTTCAACATCTTCATTTATATTTAATCCAAAGTATTCAGGATTTTGTTTGGCAAAGTCACGCATCATAACGCCTGCTTCGGCATTGGCTTCGTTTTCTTGATCTGTGCCTGTAGCACCTGCTCCCGGTGGCAAGTTATCTTTTAATTCTTGACGATGATGTGTTAGTTCGTGTGCCAGTGTGCGTAGTACATCAACAGGATGGCGCCCGCCAACTACCAGATAGATAGTTTGTTCATCTGGAACATACTGTCCAAATGTGGTATCTCGTGGTTGATCCAACAACACAATCTTGGGCAGTTTGATACCCAACTGTTTTGCTACCCAAGGCGCAAACTTTTGTACAAAACTGTTGGTAGAGGACTCAACAATGATCTCGGTGATTTTCATTTTTTAAGTCCAATTGGTCCTGGATTGCGGGTTGGACTAGTTTTGTTTACTTCTTTTTGTTCGCTACTATTGCCGTTACTCAGTGCTTCAAGTTCAAAACCCAGCTCCTTGGCACTTTTATTCATAATGTCGGCGTCGGCCTGTGTGTAAGCTACCATGGTCATATGATTGGCCACAGCACCGGTTTTTTTCATAATCTGCTCATCGGGACTGGCAGCCATATGCACTCCTAGTCTATAAAAATCATAGTAGTGACTGGGTTTGTTAGACACAACTTTCATATTTGGAATAGCACGATGATGATAATCGTCCATCGGCGGAATCGCAGAAGCTGTGCCTTGATTGCCGGCTTCTTCGTGGTTTTCAATTATGAATTCTTTGGCTCTCATTTCAGTGTGGCACGTAGCATCCAGGCATGTTTACGGAAAGCATCCATACGCTCGGCCAGGAAGTTTGAGAACCCGTGTTCGCCTTCCGCTTCAGCAATATCGTACACACGTTTCAATATTTTGACCATGCTGTCTGAGTCTTGTAACAGTTCAGCTACCATGGCTTCACCCGGTAAAATTTCTGTCTCATCATCAATATAGCTCAGAGCACTGAAGCGACTGTTCGAGCCCGGAGCATAGCCACCTAGGCTACGAATCTTTTCTGCAAAATCATCCACTGCACCGTATACTTCTGCGTAAACAGTTTCAAACAGAGCGTGTAGTTCTTGGAAATGAATGCCTTCCACATTCCAGTGAAAATAATGTGCTTTCAAATACACAGTATAATGACTGGCAAACGCAATCTTGGCTGCCTTGATCAATTGGTCGTTCATAGTATGCCTTTTTCTTTAGCCCACGCTTCAGCCAGCATCAACATATTTTCCAACTGCTCAACACTTTCACAATTCCATTTACGTAGGGCCAAGGCCTTGCGTGTGGGCTTGCCGTTGGGCTTTTTCATTGGGCCTTTGACTCCACCCATTCTTGCACAAAAACTTTTACGGCGCTTTGAGGCCTTTGAACCTTTTTTAAGTTTGCTTGGTTTGGTAGTTACTGCGGTTTGTAACTTGCTACCAGGATGTTCACGACGATAGCTGGCAACACCCTTTTTGTTTAGGCCACCGTTTTTGTTCTTGCCTGCTGAGCGTTTCCAGGCCGCTGTTTCTTCGACTGTTTCGACGATAAATTCTGATGATCTCATTTGATATCCTTGATTGTTTCTGTTAATTCGGACATTAGGTTGGCAATTTTTTTATTTTTTGTTTCTTGTAGTTTATTCCAGTAGTTGGTAGATTCCGCCACACCTTGCTGACCAATTTGTACCAGCCATTCTAATTCGTCATCGGCATCTTTAACATTGAAGAATTTAACATTAGGAATCTTCTTGGCAGTAAACCACTTGTTGGCCACTTTGACCATTAACCTACGATGTTGTGGATCATTAACGTCTGGCTCGTAGCCTCCTGTTAAGTTTGCCCATAACGCACTTGGGTTGCCATTCCTGTCATAACCTAACAGTTCACGCCATTGTTGTTGTAATCTTTCTGGTACATACTGATCTAACTCTGTGTCACTCATCCACTCTTGACCAATGTCAACACCTTCCGCCACACTTTCGTTTGGCACACAGTTGCGAACTTGTCCACCATTCCGGCCTTTCTTGGTACCTTCAGCATGTTTGCCTGGCCAGCATTTAGTAAAGCCATTTGAGTCTTTGGCACCTTTGGCAATCTCATTCAAGGAGCCATGTGATTGACACATGCCGCAATCAGGACATGTCATTTCCATAACACTCATACTTTCGTTATGTTTCTTTTTGCCAGCACAATGAGCTTTCTGACTAAAGCCTTTAGGGTGGCTACAGTTTATACTCTTTTTGTATTTGGCAGTCCATGCTTCGTCCAATGTATCTTCCCATTTACTGGCAAGGTTCTGTTGCAACATTTTAAAAAGCTGGTCTTCAAGACAAATCTTCTGGGTCATAATCTATTCCTGCAATTCCGCACCCGAACCTTGCTAGTCCTTGGTAAAAGTTTTTACACAGGGCTGTAAGGATTTCTCGGACGATCTGTGCCATCATCTTCGGGGTATACTGGATATTTATCCGGATTGTTGTTTGGATCAGTCAACAGTTGCGTTTGCACCGCATAGTTTGCGTTTGGCATTGGTTAGTGCTCCAAAGTCTACAGGCCATTCTTTGCCTGGTTGTAATTCTGCGGCATTCTTAGGAAATGCATAGTTAACACCGCTTTGCTTTTCAATCTGTGCAATTGGTAAACGGAACTTGGTTAAATCGTTGCCCAGGTTAGGGTACGGTGCAATGTGTGGGAACCACCAGCCAGCCATTTGTCCTGTATTCTGATCTACAACAATCTTGTAAAGTGCGTGTGGTACAACAACACCAGCACCAATTTTCTTATCGTTAGCATCATATACAGCACCGCTGATTATATTAAATGTGTGTCCACTTTGTACAGCCCATCCACGAACACTGGTCTCTAACAGTTTCCAAATGCCACGATTCAAGCTAGGTGCTTGTGGGGTCATGTTGGTCATTAGAAATGATTCAAACTCTACTTGTTGGTCCCATGATTGATCACCGTCTGGAGCCATATGTCCTTTGTCGTATCCAGCGGCCGCATAGTCGTCTGGTCTAGCACCGTTTGGCACACTTTGATCTGCGGCAAATGCATTGCTACGGGCCACACATCCTAGTGCATGAGCTGGAGTCAAGGTCCACATCACAAAACGTGGAACTTTGGCTGGAGAATCATAAGCTGACAGATATGCTTCACGGCATATGGGTTGTACTGCGCCTTGTACTTGTGGAATGCCATAAGGAGTATGAACAGCACATTGTTGAACAGTTCCTGGAGCTCTTTGTGTCCAAGCAAAACTTGTCGCACTTGTAATGGCTAAGAGTAAGCCTAATAGAATCTTTTGCATAATAGCACCTTTAGTTAAGTGCTAGTATTTACCTAAAAGCTATTGTTGAACCAGCCAATCTTCTTTCCGTTGGCAATGCGCTCATCGTGTTCTGCAACACTGCCGGGCCAG